AGGTTCAGACTGAACATGGAAAGCCACCCACAATTCCTCAACTTGATGCAGCAAACGAAAATTTACGAATAGCGCAAGAAGCATATGATGCAGCAAAACGTGGATATGATTTGCGGCAAAAGGAAATTGCAGCAGCATCTGGAACCATCCAAGGCATGATGGATGAAAATGCTGCTATGAAGGAAAACATCAGGCTTTCTGGCCTTAGCGCAGAGGCAAAGATAAAAGAAGTTGCGGCGTCGAGGAAGCAAGAAGAGCTGCGCAAGGCATTTTTAGAAGCCAATGCACTTGCTGGTGGAATGGCAACAGATGAGCAAGCGGCTGCAATTACTGCTTTGGCTGATGCTAACGAACAACTCTACATCAAATCAGAACTTGCAAAAGTTGCACAGGCTGGCGCTGCAAAAGGCATGAGCGATTCAGCAATTGCTGCGGAAAAAGCAAAAGAAGCTGTAAAAACGTATCAAGGCCAAGTTAGTGAGCTTGGTCTAACGCTGAATGAATTTGAAAGCATTTCAAAAACTATTCAATCATCTATGGAAGATGCTTTCATGGGAATGGTTGATGGCACATCAAGCGCCAAAGATGCTTTCCGCAGCATGGCTGCTGACATCATCAAGGAACTTTATCGCGTCTTGGTGGTGCAGCGCATGGTTGGTCAAGTGGCAACAGCCACATCTGCTGGTTCTGGTCTGCTTGGCATGATCGGCGGTGCGCTTGGTTTAACGGGTGGAGCGCCAGTTAAAGCATCGGCATCTGGTAACTATCTGCGGGCTGGTCAGCCGTCTGTTGTCGGTGAGCATGGCCGCGAATTGTTTGTGCCATCAAGCGCTGGGCGGGTGCTATCTGTGCCGCAATCGAAAGCTGCGGTGTCTGGCGGTGGCGTGACAGTGATGCAGACCATCAATGTCACAACTGGTGTGCAGCAGACTGTGCGGGCTGAAATCATGAACTTGATGCCGCAGATTTCGGAAGCCAGCAAATCTGCTGTGCTTGATGCAAGACGGCGTGGCGGATCATTCCGCGCTGCATTTGGTTAAGGTGCAAAATGGCAATCTCATACCCACTGGCATTCCCTACGCACACACGACCTAAAGGCGTCAACATCCGCGCTGTGAACGTGGTTGCTGCGTCAACATCGCCATTCACGCTGCGGCAGCAGATCGTCAAACATTTCGGCCAGCGCTGGGAGGTTGAGGTTTCTTTGCCGCCAATGAAGCGCACCAATGCTGAACAGTGGGTGGCTTGGCTGCTATCTCTGGGCGGGATGTATGGCACATTCAATATGCCTTTGTTTCCCTACACAGCCCGTGGCTCTGCCGCTACAGCAGCAGGAACACCGCTGGTCAATGGTGCTGGGCAGATCGGGCAAACGCTGCTGATCGATGGCGCGCCGAACTCTGTGACAGGCTATCTAAAGGCTGGCGATTTCATCCAGCGTGGGGCTGGCGCAAGCGCAACGCTCCACAAGGTTTTGACAGATGTGAACTCCAATGGCAGCGGTGCTTGCACACTGGAGTTGTGGCCCGAAATGCGAACAGCAGTTGCTGATAATGATCCGATTGTTGTTAGCACACCGCAAGGGCTGTTTCGTCTGGCTGGAAACGAAACAAACTACAGCGTTGATGATGTTGCAATTTATGGCATGACCTTTGCGGCTGTTGAGGTAATCATCTAATGCGCGACATCAGCACTGCCATTTCCGATATTCTGAATGGCGCATCGCTTACGCCATTCTTTGCCATCTCAATGGCTTTGGACTCTGGCACAGTGAATATGTGGACAGGCATTGGTGATCTTGTCACTGATACGGCCACATATTCTGGTGTTGGGAATATGTTAGACATCGGGCAGATTTCTGAAACCGCTGAGATGGCCGCAAGCGGTGCAACAGTGACGCTGAGTGGCATCCCAAGTTCGATGTTGGCCTTGGCCTTGGAAGAACAATATCAAGGCCGTGTGGCTACAATCATGTTCGGTGTCACATCATTTGCCACCAGCGCTTGGGCGATAAGCAGCGGCGCATGGGATGACACCAAGACATGGGTTGATTCTCAGGTTTGGTATGACTCCAACTATTCGATCATGGATGTGTTTTCTGGCTATCTGGACCAGATGAACATCAATGAATCTGGTGAAACTTGCACCATCGCTGTGAGCATCGAAAGCAAGCTGATTGATTTGGAACGGCCAAGGATTTTCCGCTATAACAGCGCATCTCAGAAGGCCATTTATCCAAACGATGCTGGATTTGATTTTGTGGAAAGCTTGCAGAATAAGCAGTTCACTTGGGGCAGATCGTGATAAATGATCCAGCAGTTGGCCTGTCGAAATATCTGGAATCTGTGAGATCGAAGCCATTTGAATGGGGCGTTCACGATTGCATGATCTTTGCCAATGCCTGTGTGAAGGCACAAACTGGCGCTGGCTTTGCTGATGATTGGGCGTCTGGCTATAGCACCATCAGGCAGTGTCTGGTGCATCACATCATAAAATTGCGCGAAGTTGGTGCGCGTGATATAGTCGCGGCAATCGATACAAGGTTGAAAAGATCAACCTCTAGATTTGCACCAAGAGGGTCAATCGTGGCATTGCCAGCACCTGAATCGTTCACTGGTTATGGCCTTGGCGTAGTTGTTTCACATCGCGCTGCCTTTGTTGGTCTTGGCGGTTTGTCGTTCATGACGTTAAGCGGAAACAACATCGCTTGGGAGGTGATCTGATGCCACCAGTTATTGTAGCAGTTGCAAGCACAGCAGTTGCAGCATTCACGACAGGCTTTGTTGTTGGTGGTGTGACTGTTACAGGCATGGCTGCGCTGCTTACGACAACAGCACTTAAATACTTTGCCATCAATGCTGCGCTTGGCTTCGCGCTTAATGCGCTTGCACCAAAAGCTGCCGTTCCTGCTGGCGTCTCATATCAGGCAAATGCAATTGATGCTGTCGCTGATCGGCAAGTGGTTTATGGCCGCAAAAAGGTTGGCGGTGTTGTTGTCTATAAAGAGGCAACCAATAATAATAAGTATCTGCACAAGGTCGTGGCGCTTACAGGCCATGAAATACAATCGTTCGATCAGATATATCTGAATGATGAACTGCTGACGCTTGATGGCACAGGCAATGTCACAAGCCCAAGCAAATATAATGGTTTTGTGCGGATCAAGACCTATCTTGGCACAACAACACAGGCAGCAGATGCTGATCTGATGGCCGAAAGTGCTGGAAAATGGACATCGCTGTGCCAGTTGCTTGGTGTTTCTTATATTTATGCGCGGTTCAAATACGACTCAGACAAGTTCCCGAATGGGGAACCAATCATCACTGCGGTGATAAAGGGCAAAAAGGTTTATGATCCACGCACTGGGCTGATAGCATGGACAGACAATTCTGCACTTTGCTTGCGCGATTACATCACATCTGACTTTGGTTTGGCGGAAGTGGCAGCAAATGTTGATGACACTCTGTTTTCCGCAGCGGCAAATATCTGCGATGAAAGTGTTCCGCTAAAGCTTGGCGGAACTGAAAAGCGCTACACGACAAACGGCGCATTCATAACATCAACACAGCCAACTGATGTCATCTCATCTTTGTCTGCCTCAATGGGTGGCCTGATCTGGTATACGCAGGGAAAGTGGCGTGTCAAAGCTGCTGCATGGTCAACGCCAGAATTGTCTTTTGATGAAGATGATTTCAGATCGGCCATCAGCATTTCGACGCGCAACAGCCGCCGTGACAATTTCAACATTGTGCGTGGAAAGTTCTGCGGTGAGGAAAGCAACTGGACAGATAGTGACTATCCAGAAATAAAATCAGCTACATTCTTGGCAGTTGATGGTGGCCTTGAAAGCAGTGTTGATGTTGCCCTACCAATGACAGCAACGTCAACCACAGCGCAGCGGATCGCTAAAATCGCGCTGTATCGAAACCGCGAACAGATCACAGTTTCTGCAAATTTCGGCCTTCGTGCCATGAATGTGCAAGTTGGTGATGTCATTTATCTCAGCTATTCGCGGGCTGGATGGACCAACAAAACATTTGAGGTGCAGAACTGGCAACTTGTGCCAAGCCAAGGTGGTGATATCCAGATTCAAATGAATCTGCGCGAACTGTCATCAGCCGTGTTCGATTGGAATGCTGACGAAACTGCATTTGATACAAACAACACCACGCTGCACGATCCGTTCTATGTGCCACCGATTGGCTTGGCCCTGACATCTGATGTGCGCAGTTTTAGAGAATCGCTGACAAACGTCATTTATATCAATGTGACCGCGCTGGCTGCTGATCTTAGCAACATCGAGCGTGTGGAAGTTCAGGCTAAAAAGCATACAGAAACTATATGGACACCAGTTGGCACAGGCCAAACTGGGATTTATGAGTTTCTGAGCGTTGATGATTCGCTCTATGACATTCGCGCCCGTGCTTGGAATTTCATGGCTGTGAAGGGTGATTGGACAGAGCAAACAAACTTCCAAGTGCTTGGCTTGGCTGCACCGCCAGACAATGTGCAGACTTTCCGCGCAAACCTGAATGGCCCGACAATCAACCTTGAATGGCGAGCTGTGCCTGATCTTGATCTGTCATACTATAAGATACGCCATGCGATTGAGGAGTCTGGCGCATCTTATGCTAACGCAACAACAGCAGTTGAAAAGGTCAGCCGCCCTGCAACATCTGTGACGATCCCGACAAGATCAGGCACATATACGATCAAGGCTTATGATAAGACAGGCAACGCATCGACGCTCTATAGCAGTGTTGTTGTGCCAAGCACTGCATTGGATGCCTTCGCAACAACATCAACGATTGTTGACAGCCCAACATTCTCTGGAACAAAAACAAACTGCTCAGTTACAAGCAGCGAATTACGCCTGACAAGTTTTTCAACCTCTGCAAATACTGGGACATATGAACTCACTGGATACATAGACACTGGATCACCCAGAAAAGTCAGATCGCGCATCAATATAGCGGTCAATCGTTTTGCCACGGCAAGTGGCTTGTGGGATGACATGACAGGTCTTTGGGATACATGGCCAGGCTTGTGGGATGATTGGACAGGTGCTGTTCAGAATGCTGACATTGATGTAATCTCTTATATATCGGTGACACAGACTGATCCTGCTGGATCGCCTGTATGGACAGACTTTCAGCCGTTCAAGGCTGGTGACTATTATGGGCGGGCCTTCAAGTTCAAAGTGGAACTTACGTCATCAACTGCTGGCATCACGCCAAGCATCTCTGCGCTGACAGCGCTGGTTCAGTATTGAGGATAAACGATGAGTCAACATGATTTCGTCATAGACAGCCAAAGCGCACCAGCAGCTAGGGCTGACATCAACAACGCGCTGCAAGCGCTGGCGACAACAAGCAGCGGCATTTCTTCGCCGTCTACCACTTATGCAAATATGCTGTGGTATGACACCGCAAACGATCTATTGAAGATTCGCAACGAAGCGAACTCTGCATGGATCACAGTTGGAACTGTCGATCAGACAAACAGCATTTTCATACCAAACTTTCTTGCTTCACAAGCAGAAGCAGAAGCTGGTTTAGTTAATAATAAGGGCATGACACCATTACGTGTGGCTCAGGCCATTGCATCCTTAGTCACTGGCTTTGCAAGCGGCGTTAACATCCAGACTTTTGCAGCATCTGGCACTTACACTCCAACATCCGGCTATAAGTGGGGCCTGACTTTTGTAACTGGTGGTGGCAGCGCTGGTGGCGGTGGAACTAATTCTGGTGGAGCAAAGGCGGGTGGCGCTGCAAGTGGGACATCTATTGGCATCCTAAATTTATCAACTGTCGGGACTCCTGCTGTAATAGTTGGCGCTGGCGGCACTGGTTCAAGCGGCGGATCTGGTGGTTCAGGAAGCGCATCAAGCATTTCAACCATAACATCAACTTCTGGCGGCTCCATGAACATATTGGGCGGCACTGCTGGTGCGGCTGGTGGCACTGGCGGTGGGGCTGGTGGTGCATCATTTTGGGGTGGCGGTGGTGTTGGCGGGCAAAATGGTGCGGGTGGTACAGGTGGAAGGGCATATGGGTCTGGCGGTGGCGGTGGAGATGGAACATCTTCTGGCACAAACAGTGGCGGTGCTGGAAAAGATGGTGTCGTTATGATTGTGGAGTTTAAGTGATGTTTAAGGCTCAAATCAAAAGCGGCACTGTCACAAACATAATTGTTGTCGATCCAAGCAACATTCCGGATTGGTGTAAAGACTGGCCTGAAGCCACAGAACTCTGCGAAGTTGGCGGGTCATATGTGAACGGGGTGTTTACTCCTGCGCCACAGCCAGAACCAGTTGCGCCGACATTGGAGCAACAAAAAGCAGCGCGGGCAGAAGCCTATCGTTTAGAATCTGATCCGATATTTTTCATGGTTCAGCGCGGTGAATCGACAAATGCCGATTGGCTTGCTAAGATCGCCGAAATCAAAGCCCGCTTTCCGTATCCAGAGGTTATAGCATGACCACTTTTTCAAATGGCGAAAGCGCAGCCAGCGTCAGAACAAAGATCAATGCAGCCATCACCACTGTTGATGCGCTTGGCACGATGTCTGCGCAAAATGCGGCATCTGTCACAATCACTGGCGGATCGATTACTGGCATCACAGACCTTGCGGTGGCAGATGGTGGAACAGGCATTTCAACCTATACCATCGGTGACATTCTCTACGCTTCCGCCAGTGGTGTTTTATCCAAGCTTGCTGATGTTGCCACTGGCAATGCGCTAATCTCTGGCGGTGTTGGTGTTGCGCCGTCATATGGCAAGGTTGGTCTAACAACTCATGTGTCAGGCACATTGCCTGTGGCGAATGGCGGAACGAATATCACATCTTATGCCATCGGCGACATTCTGTTTGCCTCTGCAAGTGGTGTCTTATCGTCTCTTGCTGATGTTGCAACTGGTAATGCCCTGATCTCTGGCGGTGTTGGTGTTGCGCCATCATATGGAAAGATCGGCCTGACAACTCATGTTTCTGGCACACTTGCGGTCGGCAATGGTGGCACAGGTGCAACAACGCTGACAGGTTATGTCAAAGGCACTGGCACAACCGCCATGACTGCCTCTGCTACCATTCCAAACACCGACATTTCTGGCCTTGGCACTATGTCAACGCAAGCAGCCAGTGCAGTGGCAATCACTGGCGGAACGATCAACGGCGCGACAGTTGGTGCAACAACACCAGCAGCCGTCACTGGAACACCAGTTGCATCAACATCTGTTGTGACATCTGGATTTACCACACTTGCGGCTGGCACATTGGCGCTGGCTATGGCGTCAAAGGGTGTGGTGCAAGTTACGCCAAACGCCACAGGCACATTCACATCAACTGTGCCGCCCGCTGGAACGCGCACGACACTGATTGTGCTGACATCTGGCACGACTAGCTACACCATGACATTCGGCACAGGCTTCAAGACCACAGGCACACTAGCAACAGGTGCTGTGTCTGCGCGTTACTTTGTGCTTCAATTTGTCTCTGATGGAACAAACCTGATCGAGTGCAGCCGCACTGTAGCAATCGCGTAAGGAACGAAAATGCAGCAGGAAACAAATCTGATGGAACTTGCCAAACTCCTGCTGCAATTCGCAGTGTTACCAATCGTGGCATTTATGTGGGCGCATTACAAAATGACGCAAAGCCACGAAACGGAATTGGCCGTCATGAAATCTGAACACGCCTTGGTTAAAGAAAACCATGACCGCGAGTTTAAAGAGGTCAAGGAAGGCTTCCGCAGCGTTCTGGAAAAGCTGGATCAGATTCAAAAGGAAATCCGCAAATGAGCGTCAACAAGGCCACGATCGATCTTATCAAGGCGTTTGAGGGATGCAGATTGACGGCCTATCAGGATATTGCTGGCATCTGGACAATCGGTTACGGCACAACAGCGGCTGCTGATCTTGGCATAGTGCCATGCAAAGGTTTGAGCATCACACAGGATCGTGCAGATGATCTGCTGCGCCTTGGCATCGATAAGTTTGCAGCAACAGTTGATGCGTTGATCATCGCCAATGTGAACGCCAATGAGTTCGGTGCGTGTGTGTCATTGGCTTACAACATCGGGCCAACTGCCTTTGCGAAATCAACTGTCCTGCGCGAACTGAATGCGGGAAACAAAGACAAAGCCGCTGCGGCATTCCAGATGTGGAACAAAGCTGGCGGTGTTGTGTCAAAAGGTTTGGTGCGGCGCAGGGAAGCTGAACGGCAATTGTTCCTGACGCCAGTTACGGCAGATATGCACACTGTGCCAGATCAGACAGAACCAGAATCAACACTTGCTGCAATCTTCAACGCCATCGTGGCATTATTCCAAGGGCTAAAGAAATGACATCAGCAGAGTTCGGCGGTATCATTCGTTCACTGGTATCTGCCATCGGTGGCTATCTAGTTGGTCGCGGCCTGATTGACAGCGAAATTGCCACAGCACTGGCTGGGGCGGCTGCACCAGTTGCAGTTGCAGTTTGGTCGGTGATCGCCAAGCGCAAGGCATAATGGCCTTCCTCACATCTCTCCTGCGGCCTGTGTTGGCTTTTATGTCAACTTGGCTGGCTGGCAGATCGGCTGGGCTAAATGCCGCAAAGATTGAGGAGTTGAAAGGCTATGCCGAAACTTCCAAGCGGATCGACAAGGTTGGTCCTATTGATGCCGCTGCTGCTGCTGAATGGCTGCGGCAACGTGCCAAGCACTAACGCAATTTGCGATGGCACGGCGCAAAGCAGGACGAACCATGCGGCGGCACTAGCGGCTGATGGTGGGTCGCTTTCGCTGGTCACGGGTGCGCTTTTAATCCAGCAAATTGATTCTGGGTGTGGAAAATGACGCCACGGCAGCGTGAAATCTATGATATGGTTAAGAAGCTGGGCGGGAAGCGGGCCGCAGCAAGGGCATTAAATCTTGATCCAAAGACAGTGCGCCGCGCCTACATTGTGGCAGAAGCATGGATCAACGCTGATGAAGGCATCAAAGCTGCTTTAGAAACAACTGGCCTTTCAATGGAAAGCGGCAGGCACGGCTGGCGGCGGGTCCAGAACAAAGAAACTGGATCGTGGGATTCGGTTTTCTGGAAAGCCGATGCAACGCAAGACGATCTAACGTCTTGGGCTGATCTGTTTCGTGATGCGCTTGGTTCTGTGCCTGATCCGCTTCCTGCGCCAATGCCTGACAATGTTTCGCATGATCTGCTGCCGCGCTACATCGTTGCTGACATCCACTTTGGCATGAAGGCATGGAAGGATGAGGCTGGAGAGGAGTATAGCATTGAAATCGCCGCTAAAAGGCTGTCAGAGGCATCTGCAATGCTTATCAATGCCGCGCCCTATACAGATCGCGCAATCATCCTGAACCTTGGGGATACATTGCACCAAAACGACAGCAAAAACATGACGCCAACATCGGGCCACATCCTAGATGTTGATGGTCGCTTCGCCCAAGCAGCTATGGCTGCAGTTAGGGAGCACGTTGCGCTGATTGAAGCAGCAAAGGCCAAACATAGGCACATTGAGGTCGTTGTGCTGGCAGGAAACCACGATCCAGATTTTACTCAAATGCTGGCGATTGCTTTGCTCATGCGATACGAAAGTGATGATCGGGTAACAGTAAATTTCAATCCAGCAAAATTGTGGTGCATGGAATTTGGTCGCACTTTGTTGGCCGCCCATCATGGTGACAAGACCAAGCCAGATCGTCTAGCGATGCAAGTTGCTGATGCCCGTGCGCCTATGTGGGGCCGCACTTATTGGCGCTACATGGACACAGGCCATATCCATCAAGACAGCAGCAAGGACATCGGCGGGATATTCTGGGAATCGCATCGTGCCATTACCACCCGTGATGCAGCCGCTGCTGGCTTTGGCTACACAGGCCGCAGCACCATGAAGTGCATTATTGTGCATCGTGAACGTGGTGAGGTTATGCGGCACACCGCCGCTATAGGTTGATTGTGGGAGTGTTCTACACCCTGAGCGCATGGGATGCTAGTTCCCTGCCTTTTCTATCCCACACAGGGCATGATTCATAATGCGTGGCCTTAGTTGGGAAGATAAGCAACCTTGCCACGCTGCGGGTGTTTTGAGGCCACCGCCCGCTGGGCCTGTTTACATACTGCGCAGCCACTGTTCAACAAGCGGCAGATATGCATAATCAGCGCCATATTTCTCCGCCCATGACGCTTTCCCATTGTGGATGGCATCATGGCCATCTTGATGGTGTGATTTACAAAGTGGAATCACCTCAAAATCACTGGCCTTTGACGATCCATAACGGCCACAGATCACATGGTGGGCATCACTTGGGCCATGACGAAAACAGATTACGCAGGGCAGTTGCTTAACGCGCAAAATATGATCCCGCGCCTTAGCTGTGCCACGCTCCGCCTTTGGCTTCTTTTGGCCAAGCGGCCCACGATTTGCTAAATCCATGGCTGGGCCTCGCTGTCTAGGTCAGCCATCTTTCCCACTTGAGACATTCAACATTGTTTTGCTGGGCCATGTCATAGAGATGCGAAACACGGCCTTTGGCCTTCTTAGCCCTTTCAATGGCCGCTGCAATCTCATCTTTTTCTTTATACAACACAGCCAGTTTTTCATAAGCAATGGGCCGCATCACTGGTTTCAAAATCCAAAGCATGATCACATTCCCAGCGCTTCACGATACATCATTTCAATCGCATCTTCTTCTGCCACTTCATCGGCGTGTTTCTTGCGCAGGGCAACAATCTTGCGCAGCACTTTCACATCAAAGCCAGATGCCTTGGCATCAGCATAGATGGTTTTGCGCACCTCTGTTTCATCCGCAATGGTGGCATTTTGTGCTTCGATCCGTTCAACGATCTGGAGCAATTCTTGGTTGATGTCATTTTGCATTTCAGTTGCCTTCACTCTTGTCAGACCACACGACACCATGCCGTGCGCCATATTCGTAAATTGTTTCGATCAGATCAGACATCTGTGGCTTGGTCAGTTTTGAAGATCGAAAGCCAAGCGGAAATGGTCCTGATCCATCCAGCCCTTCCGCAAATGCCACCTGATGTCCCAGAGAGTGCAGGAAGGCGCACTTCCAAGTTTCAGGTGTCCATCTGCGGCCTTCTGGGCGGGCCATTGCCACATCTGTCAGCATAGCCCACATCTTGTCATTTTGCTCTAGGGTTCGATCACCGCCAGAAATGGTCACTGTCGCCAAGTTCGGTGCAGCGTCTATAAGCTGGTGCGCATAAAGACGCTGCCTTTGGCCAGTTAATCGAACCTTGTATGGCATCAGCCAGCGCCCTGATTTGTCCAATGTGAAATCAGAACATCCTTCACCTCATCACGCGACAATTTCAGTTCCTGCGCTGTTTTGTCCAATGTGGTGGAAGCGTTATAGTTCCACAGTTCGCCATCCTGTTCTTCGATCCGCTCAAATGTGCTGATGATCAGTTTCGTATCAGCCATTGAATTTCTCCCGCAGCCGCTGAAGTTTGTGGGCCATTTCGCCAAGGAACGAAATCACCTCAACTGCGATGTTTTCCTGCATGGCTTGATCGGAAAATACCCGCTGCATCCAGAAACTCATGTCGGCTGGCATTCTTGGGTCATAGCTAACAAAATCGCACCAATCCCGCCCAAGGCACATCATCTGCACTTGCATCTGGATCATATATTGAGACGGAACTTTGCCATCCAGTAGCGTTTCAATATGAGTAGCAGAGTTTGGGCATTTGATTTCGATCAGCCCATCTGATCCAACCAGCCCATCAGGTGATGCGCCAAAGCCAGCAATGAGCGGATGTGGGACAAAGCCTGTCTCCACCACAGTTTCACCCGTCACCAACTCATAGGCCATGCGGGCCTGTGGTTCAGTGTCTGTGCCATGCTGCATGGCGGCACTCGTAAAGCCTTTTACAGAGGTTTGCGTTAGACGCTCAGTGATAAGCTGGGCCATATAATTTGCGCGGCTGGCGGCATAACCAGATTTAGTTTTCGCCATCACATCGGCGGTGCGGGATGCTGTCACGCATCCCAGCCGCGCTGCAAACCATTCTTCACTGCGCTGTTCCATCTTTTGCCTCCGCTTTAGCTGCTTTTTTATTCAGCATGGCGATTGCACCAATGGCTTGCGTGTCTGTCAAATCTTCCAGCTTTGCAACTTTCATGAACGCGCAGAACTTTACTTCATCTGTTTCAGTGTCAAAAATCAGATCGTTGATCTGCTGGAATTGCTCTGCGCTGATCAAGCGGATTGGCTCTGGTTTCGGCGCTGATTTCGCAGCAGCATTGCCATCATCATCTTCTGGGGCAATGCCTGTGAGGCTTTCAAGGCCAATGCGCTTGGCATAGGTCGTGGCAGATTTCATGCCCTGCATATCGTTTTTGTTGATGATCAGCGGCACATCGCACGAAATCTCAGTGCCGCTTGCGCCATGCACCAAGATGGTGCGCATCACCGCGCCATATTCATCACGCAGCATGGTGTGATACATTGCGATGCCCTGTTCAGTAAGCGCTGGGATGGCGACAGAAACCACATCCGAAAGATCGGCGTATTTGCTCTTAAACGCTGGGTTTGTTGCGCCCTTAACCACTTTGCCCATTCCAGCCTGTGCCGCACCCAAAGCCATATAGATGTTCTTGTGTTCGGTCATCTCAGAAGCCCAACCCATAGCCAAGGAACCACAGGCCGTAGCCAATCCCAAAGAGCATCACAGCCCCAACAAAATCTTCAAGCCATTCACGCATTTTCATCTTCCTCAGTTGAACTCTAAGCCGTCTGACAACGCCATGATTGCATCATGCAGATCATGCGGCAGATCGGCCATCTTAACATCAAAACCCAGAATTGTGATGTGTTCCACCTCAATGCTGTATGGGTCAAGTTCGTCAAATTCTGGCGAACCAGCAATGCCATAGTCTGTGCGATGTGTTTCTGCGGTGAACGTCACTTGCATTTCTTCACCTGAGTATTCCGCCCGCACGACCATGTGAACCTCCATTGTTGTGCCACATTTGTAAGGCGGATGCCGCATGGTGTAAACAACTATTTGCATCTGGTGCAAGATCGTGCAGAATGGCGGCATGGAAAACACATCACGCATTGCTCTGGCCCAGCACATCAAGGCCAATAAAATGAAGAAAAAAGAGTTCGCAGAAATGCTTGGCGTCAGCGCATCGCAGTTGTCGCGCTGGCTGTCTGGCGCGGTCGTGCCTGATCGGCTGTCGCGCAAATTTGTTGAGTTTGCCACCAAGGGCATAGTGCAATCGGATGGCTGGCAATGAAAATCCAGCCAAGTTTTGCCCGAAAGACGCGCAACAAATATGGCGCGAAAAAAACGCAAGTTGGCGATGTCCAGTTTGACAGCAAGAAAGAAGCCCAGCGCTATATGGAATTGCAGTTGCTAGAACGGGCTGGGGAAATCCAGAACCTTCGCCGACAGGTCAAGATCGATCTGATGGGCCAGCACAGGCCGCTGCACACCCGCACTGGGCGCAAGATGCGGCTGACAGTGGACTTTGCCTATGTGGAAGATGGCATTGAGGTGCTGGAAGACTCCAAGGGCGTTTGGACGCGAGATTTCGAAGTGCGCTATGCAGTGGCCATTGCGATGGGCCTTAATCTGCGGGTGACATAATTGCTGCACTATCACGGCACACCAATAACGCCAGTTGCGGCGCTTGCTGAACTTGCTGGCCGTAACTTCTGCGTTTCTCACGCTGCGCCACAGGATGTTGCAAGATGCCATTTGATTGGTCAGTCTGTGATGTTGGACAATGGTGCATTTTCAGCATGGAAATCTAACAAGCCAACCAACTGGGCTGCATATTATGATTGGTGCGACCAATGGCTGGACTTCCAAACAACATGGGCCGTGATTCCAGATGTGATCGATGCTGGAACGCAAGAACAAGATGCACTGTTGCGTGAATGGCCGCACAAGCATAAAGGCGCACCAGTTTGGCATATGGATGAACCTATTCATCGGCTTTTGAAGCTGTGCGACGAGTGGCCAAAAGTTTGCATCGGATCAACTGATCAATATGCAGTAGTCTTGTCTGATGCGTGGTGTCACAGGATGGATGAGGCATGGAACGAAATAGCCTTGCGGCATAAACGACTGCCGTGGCTGCATATGCTAAGGGGAATGCAGCTATCTGGGAAGCACTGGCCGTTTTCTAGCGTCGATAGCACTGACATAGCCAGAAACCATCACTTGCCACATCAGACGCCACGCAAAATGGCGGATCGATGGGATGGCGCACAAACACCAAGTCGCTGGACACAGCGCCCACAACAAATGGAGTTGATCGCATGAAGTATTTTCTGTTGGCTGCTTTCGCAGCGACAATACCTGCCGCAAACTGGATGATTGGGAATGTTGGCGTGACTTGCATTCCTGATGGCCCATGCCTCATTCCAGTTGGCTTTGGTTTGATGGCCCCATCTGGCGTTCTTTTAATCGGGCTGGCGCTGGTTTTGCGCGATGCTGTGCATGAACATTTTGGGTCAGTTGGGTCACTGGCGGCAATTGCTCTTGGTGCGGCACTATCTATGTCAGCGCCAAGTCTTGCCTTTGCATCAGCAATTGCTTTCGTTCTAGCAGAACTGGCTGATCTAATCGTCTATGCCAACCTTAGAAAACGCAAGTTGTGGGCAGCTGTCTTGGCGTCTGGAGTTGTTGGTGCATTCATAGACAGCGCCATTTTCACTTGGTTTGCTTTTGGATCGCTGGAGTTCAGTGCGGGAAATGCTGTTGGGAAAATTTACGCCAGCTTGCTTGTCGCAGCGTTCATCATGGCCCGACAAATGAAAATCAAAGCAGCGTAGAAACCGCTTTATCTGATGCTGGATGAGGTGTAAGAAAAAAAATGGATGGGGAGCGCGTCAACGCTCAACCCATCCAGTTAGCCGCAGCGGGGGAGAAATCCGCTGAGATCGGCAAGCACATAGTCAGGATGTGCTGATCGTGGTTCTACACCGCGATTGGCGTCTCGACAATCCAAGGAGCGCCAAGATGCACAGTTTCGATCCAGACATAGCGCAGCGCGTGGGCGTTAACGCTGCCGTGATCTATCAGAACATTTTCTGGTGGACTCAGAAGAACGCTGCGAACGGGAAGCATATCAAAGACGGATATGTTTGGACGTTCAACAGCAGAACGGCCTTTGCCAAACTTTTCCCATATCTCACAGCGAGCCAGATCAAGACGGCGCTGTTGAAGCTTTGCGAAAGTGGGTTGATCATAAAGGGCGAATACAACGCATCAAGTTATGATCGAACAAACTGGTATGCGCCGACCGAAAGCGCAAAATGGATCAACCTTGCCATTGGTCAAGAATCGCCAATGCGCTGGTCAGAAAAGGCCAATGCGCTGGTCACTGAGGGCCAACCTATACCAGATATAAACACAGATCATAAACCAGTTGGTAAACAAGATAAGGCGGTCAAGCCGCCTGTGATCAATGAAGCCTCAGAGATTTTTGATTGTTTGACAATGTGGGCTTCAGAAGCTGCTGCCAAAAGTTTCATAGAGTATCGCAAGAAATCCAAGAGCAAGGGCTTGACCCTAACCGCAGCCAAACGGCTTGCATCCACCTTACAGGAGATTTTCAATGCAGGAGAAAACCCCGATGACGCACTTGGTCTCGCAGAAGAACGTGGATGGCAAACAGTCAA